ACAGACCAATCAACTAGGCTGCGCCGTCGCTTCCCTGGCAGCTCTCGCACGCCTCACAGGTTTAGACAAGAAATAGAGCTTAGGGGGAATTGTGGGTAATCGTGGGCCGCTGTCCTCTCTCACATATCGAAACCCAGGGGGATCAAGGCCAACGCAATGGAGGGTGATATAGGCACTGATCAGGGCAGATTGCAAGAGATTCCGTGCATTAATTCATGCACCAATATCAGAGAGGCAGGCTAAACCCATTGCAGCGCAAGGGATCTCAGGTAAGAGAACTTACTACAGCAGCAAACCCACCCCCACCCAAGGAGATCTGAGGCCAGCAGGGTGGAAGGGGCAACCTCCCCCCCTAGACCTACCCCCTCTTGTTTAATTTTTTATACCCACCCCCTTCCTTTTTAACCTGTATAGCATTAAGTAAAGGATATAGTTTTTTGGGATGAGTATTTTAAATAATGCACCTGGCGGGATGATATTAGGGAAAGCGAAGAGCACTTCGACGAGGTGTACGGAGGATTATGAGACGTTTCGGGAGAGGATATTTGAAGGATTACTGCCAGCGCAAAAGGAGTTCTGCGAAGATAGAGAACATTTAATCCTTGGATTATGCGCTGGATTCGGCGCTGGTAAAACTGCAGCGTTATGTCGGAAGGCTGTGTTGCTCGCCGCAGAAATGCCAGGCACTGTAGGCGCTGTATTTGAGCCTACGAATATATTGCTACGTGATGTATGGATGAGGAGCTTTGATGATTTTTTAGAGGAGTACGAAATCGAGCATGATTTTAGGATCAGCCCACAACCTGAATATGTTATTCATACACCAAGAGGATCAACTACGCTGTTATGTAGAGCCACAGAAACGTGGAATCGGATTCGTGGTCAAAACCTGAGTTTCATTCTCGCTGATGAAATTGATACAAGTCCAATGGAAACTGCTAACAAGGCAGTTGAGATGTTTTTGGCTCGTTTACGTGGTGCGAAGAACCCGCAATTGTGTCTGGCTTCAACACCTGAAGGGTATAAATGCTTGTATAAGTTGTTTGTTGAGGAAGGCGAGAGACCCGGCAGACGATTAATTAAAGCGAAGACGACTAGCAATCCATATCTACCTAGTGGATTTATTGATAGCTTGCGAGAGAATTACCCCCCGAATTTGTTAGCGGCTTATTTGGAAGGTGAGTTTTGTAATCTGGCGAATACTACGGTTTACCATCCATTTGATCGTGACCGTCATTGGACAGATGAAGTGGTCAAGGAAGACGATCGAGTATTTGTTGGAATTGACTTCAACGTCGGAGCTTGCTTCTGCCAGGTGATCGTCCGTCGTGGAGATGAGTTTCATGTTGTTGACGAGCATTATCCGCAGGACACACCAGCCTTGGTGAAGCTGCTTAAAGAGCGGTACAAGCGGCAAATTGAACAAGGGAACCTAGTAGCCGTACCTGATGCTGCAAGCCGTCAGAGGAGCACTACGAACGCATCTGAGAGTGATTTGAGTCTGTTAAGGAAGGGTGGATTTACGGTGAAAGCCCAGCCAAGCAATCCTCAGATCGCAGACAGAGTTAATTCGATCAACGTGCTGTTAATTGCGAACCGTTTGAAAGTATCTAACCGCTGTAAATATTTGATTAAGAGTTTGGAGCAGCAGTGCTATGACAAATCAGGGAAGCCTGAGAAGGGGATAGGCGGGAAGGATGACGTATCTGGTCCTGTTGATGCCCTTGGCTATGGCATGACCTTCCTTGCACCACTACGCCGCTATCAGACGGGTGGCAGCCGGATCGTTGTCTGGTAACGCTACCGTATGAGTCCTACTGCGGATCAGCATGACGGCAAGCTACGGTGCTCAGAACCTCGAGGAGTGCCGCCACAGGCTCCAGTACCTGGAATACCTTTACTCAGTTGACGGCAGGGATCTCAGGACACACGAATGCCATTCGACCTACACGGGCCTAGTCGAGAAGTACGGGTTTGATTATCGGGAGACAGCGTAGAGCTGTTGCTCAGGATTTGGTGTAAGGCACACCGCGATAAACCAACGTGACAGTCTTCTTGGCTGAAGCCATGATGCAGTTCCTCATCAGATCCGAGTCCCCGTTCCCTGGCTCGGTGTTCTGCGCCTCAAAGAGGTGAACGTTGTGTCATTAGTCTAACGAATCTTCGGGTGGATTTAACGCTCTAAAAATCAAGTCTGCCTGTTCTTCATCTTCCGTTAGGAGGTATAGCATTCTGACATTGCGATAATCATTTGTGATTTGTGCAATATGAACCCGCGTTGCCATCCGCAGATGAAACGGAAGTGTTCTGTCTACTTGAGTTCGCGTTGACATATCCGATACCAGTGGATCCTGTCTTGGTAGCCCCGCCAGCCACCATTGATTTTGTAGCAGCAGGCATCAAATCCTTCTGTTAAGCAGATATGCAAAAGATCATTGTCTTCAATCCAAGGGATGGCCGATGTGAATGGATAGTTCTTTGCTACATAATCCACACCAAGCTCTAAAATCTTTGGATCAACTAAACGTTCTGCAGCACGGGAGTAGTTATAGCGACCAGTGAGCATTAGCACCCCAGCACCCTTGTACTTGGGTCCCTCCGTTGGACCGTTCTCTAGGTCTTGCCGATTGTTATAGGCTTGTCCTGACGCCAGTTCTCTTAAATAAAGCAATCCTCCGGTTTCATGAAGGATGTTGGCCATCAGCATCTGCAAAGCTGGATGCCTGTCAAAGCCTGTGTCTGAGAGAAGAACGTTGAAGTCTAAACAGAATCGCTGGCTGAATTCTTCTGATGACCGTCCGGTAAGCCTGGCTAATAGCTCAGGTGTGATGATGTCTGCTGTTAAATCTTGCTTATTCCGAAAAAGGGCAACCCAGTCCGAATCATTTTGCTTCAGGTGACCAGGTAGCTCGTCAAACAAAAGCGCAACAGCATCTTTCTGCCAAGGGAGACCATCCCTAGCAGAGCCACCAAACCAAGAAAAGAAATCTTCAAGGTTTATTTGATCTGACATTATTTTTTCTTAGGGCAGGATCCTGAAGGCTTGCTTGAACCTTTTTTCTTGTATGCCATGAGATCAGTCCCGATGCTTCATGTTAGATACGCTTCTCTGGCTTGTTTTTCCAATGCTGCCTTTAGCTGTTTTTCCTTGCCGTAGGTCAAGTGCATGCTGCTGACGTAACAGCAGACCTCAAGCCCGTCCTGGCTGCAGCAGACCTTGTAGCAATCATCCGAAGTACGGATCGTCGTAATCGCTGGATTCATCTGTTGGTAGTAATCCTCTCTTGATCTGGTCGGCTACCCAGTCCCTTCTTTGGAAGTTTAGCTTCATCATTTGAACTGCGACCTCTTTGACTTGATCAATATCTTTCAATGCACGGATCTGATCAGTGAATACTTTGACTTGAAATTCACGCGATAACGGATCTGCCATGATAAGAATGTTTATAAGTCATGCTAGTTAGGCTTGAAATATGACAGCTTCTTATCCATCAAACTCGGGGCCGCTTTATCCAGGTGGCATGCCGTTACGTCCGCCCGGTGAAGAAGTTGGATCGGGAAATGTCGCTGGTTATTCTCCAGCCGAAGTTGCTCTTGATGATCCTGCTGCAAGAAGTCGTGCTGTCCTCAGCATGATGAAAACATGGGAACCCATCGAGCTTTGTGTTGGTGGTACTGAAGCTATAAAAGCAAATGCAGAACGTGTCATACCCCGTGAGCCAAGGGAGCAGGTCAATCAAGAGACAGGAGATGATCCATACCAACGCAGGATCTTTAATACAGTGCTCCCCCCTTTTTTGCAACGCTTAGTCGCCCAGGCCGCTGGGACTATTCTCCGCAAAGGAATTCATCTTTCAGGTGGCGATGAGGAGTACTGGAATCAATGGGCGCAGGATGTCACTGGTGACTCTGTCCCACTGAATGAATTCGCCCGTAAAACTCTTGTAGATGCTCTTCTGTGGGGCCACAAGGCAGTTCTAGTTGACTACAGCGCCGATACATCCAGACGCACGTTATTGGACGAACAAAAGGATCCCAGGCGTCCATACCTTGTTGAAATCCACCCAAAGCAGATTTGTGGCTGGCGTACTACTGGTAATCGGCGTCAAGCAGACTTAGAGCAGTTTCGCTATATCGAGCTGGTCAGTGAACCGAAGGGTTCTTTTGGCGAAGAAATCATCGAGCAGGTCAGGGTTCTGGAACCTGGCAAATACCGTGTCTATCGTTCAGCAATTGAAGATTCACTGGCCAATGGTAAATGGGAACTCAAAGACGTTGGCGTTACCAGTCTTGACCGTGTGCCTGTTGTCGGTGTTTATAGCAATCGTCTCGAAACAATGATGTCTCGCCCTCCATTGCTGGAGGTTGCACTTTTAAATCTTGCTTATTGTAGGCGTTTTACTGATTATCACCACAGTCTTCATGTTGGTGCTCAGCCGGTCCTTTTGCTTAAAGGATTTGACCCTGACGGTAATACTACTTTGGGCTTGTCTGTCAACACAGCCTTGCTGCTTCCACCCGAAGGTGACGGGAAATACATTGAACCGACTTCGGATTCATATAACTCCCAACTCGAATGTCTTCAAACGCTTGAAGATCAAATCAGCAATTTAGGCATCTCAGCACTAGCACGGCAGAACATCACAAACGCAGCGGCGGAGTCGAAGCGATTGGATCGAATTGATTCAGATTCGATTATGGCGATCATCAGCCAAGACTTGGCCAGAGCTATCCAAGAAATGATTGATATTGCTTCTGATTACACCGGTCGCGCACCATGCAAAGTGACGATTCCTGCCGATTACGAAAGCAAGTTGCTGGATGGCAACCAAATCACAGCGATGCTTCAACTGCAGATGCAGAACCAAATCAGTCAGGAGACCTTGTTGGAACTGCTCAAAGAAGGGGAGGTCATTCCGACTTGGATCGATATTGATCAAGAGATCTTGCGAACGAAAGACGAAATGGAGGAAAAGTTTGAACTGGAGCTGGAGCACCAAGAAGCAGCCATGGAAATGGTTCAATCCAATTCACCAAATGACCCATCTGGTGGCGCTGCTAGCGGTGATGCAAGTAAGGGCAGCTTGAAAGGTAGTCAGACCTTGTCTACTCCGATGAGACCCGGCAAGCATGCCTCTTGATTTAGACACTGAAGAGCAGCAGGAAGAGTTTTTATTGCTGCTGTTGGCCCTGGCTTCCAGATCTGAACAAAGGCTGCTGCG